CCCCAGAACCGCAACCCCTGCAGCCCTTTGAGCCCGCAGCCCTGCAAACCACCGAACCCACTCAGGAGTAAACCATGCCCCGCATCATCCGCAAAACCGTCATTCTCGTCAAAGTTGAAACCACCCTCGGCGTTGACGCCGTGCCCACCGGTGCCGCCAACGCCATCCAGGCCATGGACATGACCATCACGCCATTGGACGCCAGCAACATCGACACCAACGTCATGGCCCCATGGTTTGGCAACAGCGTGAGTTTGGTCGGCACCGCCAGCGTCAAATGCTCATTCAGCGTGCTGCTGGCCGGCTCCGGCACAGCCGCCACCGCCCCCGCCTGGGGCGCTTTGCTTCTGGGTTGCGGCAATGCCGAGACCACCGGCCTGCTCACCCCCAATCGCGTAGAGTATTCGCCCGCCACCGACGCCCTCAAGACGGTCACCATTTACTGGTATGACGACGGCCTGCTGCACAAACTCATTGGCTGCTTTGGCAATGTCAAGTTGTCCGCCAAATCCGGCGAGGCGCCCAAACTCACCTTTGACTTCACCGGCCTGGACGCGGGGGTGAGCGCCACCACCAACGCCACGGCCGTGCTCACCGGCTGGAAAGTGCCTGTCGGCATCACCAAGGCCAACGTCACCGACGTGGTGCTGGGCGCCACCTACGCCACAGGCGTGCTCACGGGCGGTACCAGCATCAACAGCACCGGCCTGAGCCTCGACTGGGGCAACATGGTCGCCTTCGCGCCCCTGCTCACCACCGAGCAAGTCGTGATGACCGATCGCAAGATGACTGGCACCCTGAGCCTGGAATTGAGCGCGGCCCAAGAAGTCACCCAAATGGCCTCCGTCAAAGCCAACACCCTGCAAAGCGTGGGCTTCGTCATCGGCACCACCACCGGCAACCGAATCATGTTGCACCTGCCCAGCGTGCAAATGCTTAGCCCCAAAAAAGAAGAATTCAACGGTATCCGCCTGATCGGCTTTGACCTGCGAGCGATGCCCGTCGCGGGCAATGACGAGATTCGAATCGTCAGTTTGTAAGGCTTTTTAAGCCATTTTGACCTTCTAGCCGGCGTGTTAACTGCACCCGGCGCTATCAAAAACATCTCAGAAAACACCATGTACAAGCTCACCATTCAAAACACCGCACAGGTCAAAGTCAAATTCACCCTGCAAGACAAAGGCGTTAACCGCCTGTTTGCTTTCACGCTGGAAGCCACGCGGCTTGACCAAGATGAGATCTCATCGCGCCTGGAAGAAAAAGATAAAAAAGTCAAAGACTTCATGGCCGACCTCATTACCGGCTGGGACGGGCAGCGCCTGGTGTTAAACGAAGACGACACCCCAGCCGCCTTCACCCCCGAGGCGCTGCAGGTGCTACTGAACGTGCCCGGTGTAGCTGCCGTTATTTTTAACGCCTACCTCAAAGACTGCGGCGCCAAAGAAAAAAACTAGCCCAGGTTGCGCGTCTGTGGGCGCGCAACCAGCTCACCACCCCGCAGGCCAATGATGACGAACAAACAGACTTTGATGACGCCCTGGCCGCCTTTGGCCTGGAACAAGACAGCGCGGGCGACGCCCCGGCCCCTGTTGACGTCTGCTACCTGTGGCCCTGCAATGTGCCCGCCTGGCACGTGTGGCTGTCCATCCAAACGCAATGGCGCGTGGGCATGGGCGGGCGCGACGGTCTGGACTATGGGAGCGTGGCCGTCTACATGCGCGAGGTCTTGCGCATCAAGGTGGACCGGCGCTGGGGGGAGATATGGCGTGGCTTGCAAGCCATGGAGCACGCGGCTCTGCAAGCGTGGAGCGAGATGCTCAATGACAACAAATAGAGAGTAGGCCATGGCAAACGAAATAAAGCTAAAACTTGCCATTGAAGGCGACCAACAGGTCGGCACGGCTGTGGACGGCGTGACCACCAAACTCGGAAAATTGGACCAAGAGGCCCGCACGGCAGCAGCAGGCTCCGGGCAACTGGGCGCCGCCTTGGCCTCAATCGCCACCCTGGGCACCGCCTTGGCCGTCATCAAAATGGCTGACGCGGTAACAACCCTGAAAACCAGCCTGAGTCTCGCCAGCGGCAGCGCAGCAGAAGCACAAACCGCTTTTGACCGGCTGTACACCATTGCCCAACAAAGCCGGGTGAGCTTCACAGAATTAGGCTCCACTTACGCCACGTTAGCCCGCGCTACGCAGTCCCTTGGGATTTCACAAGAGCGTTTGATGAAGGTCACGCAAGCCGTGGGCAACGCCATGACCATCGGAGGCGGCAGCGCGCAAAGCATGCAAGCCGCCTTGGTGCAGCTAGGCCAGGGCTTGGGCAGCGGAACCCTGCGCGGCGAAGAACTGAATTCGATTCTGGAGCAAACGCCCCGCCTTGCCAAGGCGCTGGCAGACGGCATGGGCGTGCCCTTGGGTCAGTTACGCTCGCTTGGGGAGCAAGGCAAACTCACTGCTGAAATGGTCATAGGCGCGCTTGAAAAGTCGGCCCCCCAGCTTGCCAAAGAAATCAGCAGCGCCACCCTCACCGTAGGCCAGGCATTCACAATGCTGACCAACAGTGCGACCAAATTTGTAGGCGATGCCGACACAGCCAGCGGCGCCAGTGCCAGCCTGGCCTCCGTTTTGAAGACCACAGCAGAAGCCATAGGCACGGTTGGCGATGCCATTAAAAATAATCAAACTGCATTTCTCGTGATCACTGGCGGGCTGGCAGGGGCTGCAACCATTGCCGGCATCGTCGCCCTGTCAGGCACCATCATGACCCGGCTGATTCCGGCGCTGGTGGCGGCTGGCGTCGCAGCCGGCCCTATCGGCTGGGTGACTTTGGCCCTTGGTGCATTGGGCGGCGCGGCCATTTTGGCCAGCAAACAGTTTGGCGCCGGCGTTGCCAGCATGGCCATTGACGTCCAAAAAATGCAAAACCAAATTGCTGCCATTGATGCCGCCACCGTAGCGGGCTTGAACGGGCGTGGTTACAAGGCGACCAATGACGACAAAGAAAAAATGGCGGCTTCGCGGGCCTCATTGGTCGAGAAAACGGTCCTTGTCAATCAAGAAATAGCCCTGCGCAATGCGTCCAACGCAGACAACGCCAGCTTCAACGTCAAAGAAAAAAAGCTGCTTGACGAGAGATTGGCGACCGAGAACCTGGGGTATGCCGGGGCCAAGTCACTTGACGATGCCAGAAAGCTGGTTAAAAACCGAAACGACATTGTGCTACAGGGCAACGCCGATGCCGTCACGATTGCAGCATCCTTCAATAAAGCCATATCACTCGCGTCCCCGCAGGATGTTATTGCCCTTGAAAAAGAGCGCGGGTCTCGGCTTATTAGACAAGCCAAGGAAACCCAAGAGGAACTTAAAGCCTTTGACGAGAAAGACAGCGCCCAAGCGCGCGAGGCTGACAAGCAGCGTCTGGATGCCAAAGTAGCCCACTACGAGAAGCTGCAAACCATCGTGACCAGCAGCGAAAAACAAGCTCTGGATGCCGCCAAAGCACAGCACAGCGCCGGGTACTTGGGCAATAAAGAGTATTACGACAAGGTATACCAACTGGCCACCAGCGCAAACAAGGGCATGCAGACACTGGCCCAGATGGAGATTGATGCCGTCAAAGCCTCTGGCCAGTTACCCAAAGACAAGATAGCAGCCATTGCCAAATACAACGCCGAACTCGTCAAGCTGCAGCAAGATCAGTTAAGCAACACCGGCAAACACGAAAACGACTTGCTGGCCATAGAAGCCAAAAAAGAACAGGTCAAGCGCGATTTTAGAAAAAAAGAGCTGGCTGATGTTGAACAGTACATGCAGGCCCAAGAGGCCGCGCAACATGCGGCACTGGCCGCTTTGCAAGGCACTATTGATGGGCTGAAGTATGAGGCACAGGCAGTAAAACTGTCCCGCGAGTCCAATATCAGTCTGGCAGAAGCGATCCAAAAAGTCACCATAGCCCGCCTGGAAGCGGAGCAAGCTGACCAATTTCACCCCGGCAGCGATGGCTGGGATAAAGCACAAGCCCGCATTGATAAACAGAAAGAGTTGCTTGGTCTGGTCAATGCAAAAGCCTCGACCGACGAATGGCAAAAGTCTGTTGACCAATACGAAAACATCTTCCGGCAAGGCTTCGCCGGCATGGTCAACGGCGGCAAAGGCACCTGGAAGTCCTTCACCACCAGCCTGGCCACCACGTTCAAGACCAGCGTGGCCGATCAGATCTACAAAAGTTTTGCCCAGCCCTTTGTCGTCAAGTTTGTGGCGTCTATGCTGGGCATAGTGGGTGGCGGGGTGTCGGGTGCGGCTCAGGCGGGGCAGGCGGTAAGCACGGGGAGCAGCTTGCTATCGGGTGCGAGCGCACTGGCTGGAGGCGCGTCGGCTTTTGGTGGGTCTTTTGCAGCAGGAGCGGCGCTAGGGACTG